AAACGAACCAGATGTACAAGCTACTTGAGGGCGGCACAGGTAGCCTTGACGAAACGTTAATTTCTATAATCACCACGGCGGGATTTGACCTTAACGCCCCATGCTTTGAAATGCGCGGTATTGCCGAACAGATATTGCGCGGTACGTTTCACAAGGAAACGCAATTCGCCATGATTTTCACAATGGACAAGGATGACGATATCTGGGAGCCATTAAACTGGCAAAAGGCAAACCCATTGACCTGTGAAACACTCGACGGCATTGAGCGCATGAAGGATGTTGCGGCAACAGCAAAGGCTGCGGGCGGGTTAGAACTGCGTGACTTCTTAACGAAGCGGCTCAATGTGTGGGTGCAGCATGGCGACAATCAGTTTGCGAACACGGAAAAGCTGCTGGCCTGCGGGAGCGACAGAACGCTTGAAGATTTTCGCGGCTTTGACTGTTTTGCCGGTATTGACCTATCAAGCGGCGGTGACTTGACTACGCTGCATATCGAAATCCCGTATATGAAAGACGGGCGGCAGAAGTATTACCAATGGTCACACAGTTTCATGCCCCGCGGCCGGATGCAGGAGCATATTAAGACAGACATTGCCCCGTATGACATTTGGGAAAAGCAGGAGCTTATAACCGTTACTGGCGGTGAAACCGAGTACAAAAACGACTACGGGTTTATCATCAACGAACTGAGCAGCACGCTAAAACAATATGACCTCAAATTACAAGGCATTGGCTATGACAGACATAATATTGATTGCCTGTTATCAAGCCTCGATGTATTTGGCTGCCCGTTAGTTGACATCGTTCAATCCGCGAGATTCCTAAATGACGCCACTTTGGATGCCCAGCTTTTAATCGAACAGGGTGATATTGAATATGACAAAAAAAACGAGTTGTTTGTTTGGTCTTTGAAAAACGCTGTTGTAGTAGGGAACAGTTTTGGAGAAATAAAAGTAGATAAAGAAAACGGGAAAAGAACGAGGAGAATTGACCCTGTTGACGCTTTTATTGATGCGCACACATTGGCGATGCGGGGAATTAGCGGTGTTGATATTAATGAGAGTATCAACAAATTCCTCGATTGGATGGGATGAGGTGATTAATTGGCCTTTTGGAGTAAGAAAACGGTGACAGAGGCGACAACCACACAAGGCTTGCTCGACTTTCTGAACATCGGAACGGTGGACAAGACAAGGCTTTCCGAGGCTACATACTTTGCTTGCTTAAAGATTTTGGGCGAGACAATGGGCAAACTGCCGCTGAAATTGCTGCAGCAGACGGAAAAGGGCGGTGTTGCCAAGGCTTATAAACACCCGCTTTTCAATATCGTCGGCACACGGCCGAACCCGTATATGACGGCGGCGCATTTTTGGTCAACGGTTGAGTATAACCGCAACCATTATGGCAACGCGTATGTGTGGATTGTCGGAGCGGGCAGCAAAGAGCAGCTTTGGATTCTGCCGTCTGATAGCGTGTCGGTGTGGGTGGACAATGCCGGAGCATGGGGCAAGGCAAACGCGATCTGGTATGTTTACAATCATGTGGCAAGCGGAAAGCAATACAAGATACCATCTGACAGTATTATGCACTTCCGCACATCTACGAGCTTCGACGGCATTACGGGCAAGCCGGTGCGGGAAATCCTCGACGATACGCTGACAGGTAATCAGACTGCACAACAGATGCTTAACAAAGCGTATGAAAGCGGATTTACTGGCAAAGCGGTGCTGCAGTACACAGGTGAGCCAAGCCCCACCAATGAGAAGAAATACGCCCAGCGCATACAAGACTACCTCGACGGCGCGGAGGGCATGAAAGACATTATCCCCGTCGCTTATGGCACACAGCTCACACCATTTTCCACAAAGTTTGCCGACAATGAGTTTTTAGGGCTGAAACGATATAGCGCCTTGCAGATCGCGGCGGCGTTTGGCATCAAGCCGAACCAGATAAACGACTATGAAAAGGCAAGCTATTCAGCCGCCGAGCAGCAGCAGCTTGCATTTTACGTTGACACCTTGCTTTATATCCTCAAACAGTACGAGGAAGAACTGACATATAAGCTCTTGTCCGCTGACGAAATCGCCAACGGGTTTTATTTTAAATTCAACGTGGGCGTTATCCTCCGTGCAGACCAGAAAACGCAAATTGAGGCACTTATCAGCGCAGTCGGAGGTGGCCTATATACCGCCAACGAGGCAAGAGCATTTTTGGACAAGGAGGCAAGGCCGGGCGGCGATGAGCTTATTGTTAACGGCACAATGGTCAAACTGACGCAAGTCGGCGCGGCCTACGGCGCGAAAACCGAAGGAAAGGAGGATGACAATGGCTGACGAAATCGAAAAAGGACTGATATACAAAAGCGCAAGCGTTGAGGTGCAGGAGGTTGATGAAACCGAACTGCGGAAAATCAATCAGTACACGCTTGAACCACTGAAAGCCGAGGATGTTTTTACATTTAAGGTTTACGCGGGCGACAACGAACTGGATGACCGCAATTTTGAGCCATTTAACGCCAATGCGCTGAAAGACCTTGCAAAACTTTACCCCGGCAAGCCCGTAATTAAAGACCACCGCAGAAGCGCAGAAAACCAAGTAGCGCGGGTCTATGACGCAGAGCTTGAAACCGCCGAGGGCAAGACAACCGGAGCGGGTGAACCGCTGATGAAGCTGCTTCTTAAATGCTACATGGTGAAAACTGCATCTAATGCAGACTTGATAACCGAGATAAAGGCTGGCATCAAGAAAGAAGTGTCCACCGGCACAAGAGCAAAAAAGGCGATCTGCTCCATCTGTGGCACCGACAACGCGAAAACATACTGCCCACACTGGCCGGGGAAAGAGTACGACAAGGAAGATGGCAAACACACCTGCTATTTTACGCTTGACGGCGCGAAAGAAGCTTATGAGCTATCCCTTGTAGCTGTTCCCGCGCAGCCGCGAGCCGGGACTTGCAAAGACTACGGCGGCGTTGAACCTGAGAAACCAGCAGAACCCGAAAAAGAGGCGGAAGAAACTCCCGCCGACAATATTGAAAAAGAAGTGCTTACGCTCCGATTGGAGAATGTGGGTGCTTTTCTTTTTGCCCACAAAAACAAACATTTTATGGAGGAAATGAAATAATGAACAAGAAAATGCGTGAACTTCTGGCCGCTATCGAGGCCAAGACCAAGGAAATGAGGACCTTCCTCGACACCAATGATACTGCAAAGGCCAAGGAATGCGGCGATGCTATTGACGCACTGAAAGCGCAGTATGAGCTGGAGGAAAAGTGCTTCAAGACCGAGCAGGAGCATGTTGAGAACCCCGCCCCCGCCACAAAAGAGCTGACCGCCGCCGAAAAGGATGTTAAGGCATTCGCCGGTTACGTCCGCGCCATGGTCGAAAAGACCTCTACCCCGCAGAACATCACCATGGGTAACAACGGCGCCATCATCCCCCAGACCATCGCAAGCCAGATTGTTGAGAAGGTCAAGGAACTCTGCCCCATCTATGCCAAGGCCACCATTTATCACAGCAAGGGCACTCTGAAAATCCCTGTGTACGGTGACAAGGCCGTTGAGGGTGAAACCGCCCATAACATCACTGTCGGCTTTGCAACCGAGTTTAGCGAGCTTACCGCCGACGCTGGCGCGTTTGCCTCTGTTGACCTGTCTGGCTATCTGGTTGGCGCCCTGACGCTGATTGGAAAGTCTGTTGTCAATAACGCAGACATCGACGTTACCAACTTCATCGTGAACGAGATGGCCAAGAAGATTGCTGTTTTCCTCGAGGACAAGCTGCTGAACGGTGCGTCCAGCTATAATGAGGGCGCTCTTGCTACCGCCACCACAATGAATGCCGGCTCCACCTCTGCAATCACTGCTGACAATCTGATTGACCTGCAGGCCAAGATTCCCACCGCTTATCAGGGCAACGCGGCGTGGTACATGAAACCCGCCACGTTCACTGCAATTCGCAAGCTGAAGGACGGTTCTGGCCGTTATCTGCTGCAGGACGATATCACCGGCGAATTTCCTTATCGTCTGCTGGGCAAGCCCGTGTATCTGTCTGACAATATGCCTGCCATTGCATCTGCTGCAAAGGCTATCCTGTACGGCGATGCGTCCGGTTTGGCTGTTAATATCCGCGAGGAGCAGAGCATCCAGGTGCTTACAGAAAAATACGCCACGCAGCACGCCATCGGAGTTGTCGCGTGGATGGAGTTTGACAGTAAGGTTGCCGATAACCAGAAGCTGGCCGTGCTTACGATGTCGGTCTAATTTGGAGGGCTGAACGATGGCTTATAACGTAAAGAACTACACCGAGCAAGGCGGCG